AATGTCCCCAAAGGGTTAATTAATAAAAAAGCAAAGCTTTTATTAATGTCCCCAAAGGGTTAATTAATAAAAAAGCTTTGCTTTTTTATTAATGTCCAATACCCAAAGGTTAGATTAGTTTTTATGTTAAACATAAAAACTAATCGTCCAAGGATAACCATATTGCAAAGTATGAACTTTAAATAATGAATAAGATAAATTTAATTTTGAATCTTTACAATATACTCTAGATATATCTTCTAATGTTATTTTTTTAAATTTCTTTTTTTTAGCCCATTCTATTATTGCATAAACTAACATTGTTCCTTGTTTATCAACTTTTTTTAATTTATTCGATTTTAATTGAATACAATTTCTTAATCTATTTAATGATTCTATATTTAGAATATTTAATTTAGATATATATGTTAATTGTCCACATGAACCTTCTTCAACATAATGACTATTACAATCAAAAGTTCTAATAAATATTCTCCTAATATCACTATCTTTTTTAGTATAAATATCAAAAATATATTGGTGATCATCATGTATAAATTCTTCAATATCTCCACCTTTTTGTGATTTATATTCTTCAAAATATTTTAATGTATATTTGCCATTCATACTATATAATTGATATTGATTTGAAGGAACATTATGATTCATATGTGCTAACATAATATATTTATTATTTTTATGATATTTCTCAAATAAATCTATTAATTTATATTCCATAATAATATTATATTAAAATAAAATAAAAAAAATTATTTATTATATTATTAATAATTTTTTAATATTAATATTTTTTTTTATTATATTAATAATTATTTTTATATAATTACTTAAACATAAATATTTATTATATAATAATGAGCAATAAATCATTTATTGAAAATATACATATTGCTATTTTAGGACCAGTTTCAGCTGGTAAGAGTACATTTTTTAATGCATTATGTTCTAATACTTGTAGTGATATGAAGAGAAAAAAAACAACAATGCTTCCTCAAATTTATAATATTACAAATGACATTAAAAATATTGATTCAATAGAAACTATATATAATAGAAATAAAGAATCTAATGAAAAAATATTAAAACAGAGAGAAGATGGATCATTTAATTTAGAAAATGATTTTAAAGAAATTGTTCATAAAATTGATAAAATACCAGATTTTATTGATCTTTTAGATAAAAATGCAACATATTCTATTTTAGATATGCCCGGATTAAATTGTGGAGGAGATTCTTTATATTATGATTATATTAAAAAAATATCTGAAAAGATCGATATTTATATACTAGTATTTGATATTAATTCAGGATTAAATACTACAGATGAAATTAATATAATTAAAATGGTTGTAGATGAAATTAAAAAAAATAAAAATGGTTATATACATATCCTAATAAATAAATGTGATGAAATTGTATTTGACGAAGATGATGGTCCATCATTTGAAGATGAAGAATTGAATGAATTATATACAAGATGTCATGAAACTATTAATAAATTATGTTCTGAAATAATAAATAAAGTAACAATTTCTCCATTATGTTCATCTCAACTCTATACATATAGATGTGTTAAAAATAATATACAAATAATTGATGAAATTCATCTTGATAATATTATTAAAATTGAATGTGGAAAACAAGAATTAAAAAAAATGAAAACAGTTGCAATGAAAAGAAAATTTATATCTGGATTAATGAATAAAAAGAATAGTGAAACATATAATGGATGGATGACTGATACAGGATTTAATGAATTTACAAAAAGTTTATCTAATATTGTTCGAAATAATAATTATTTTAATATAATATTTTATCATATAAATAAATCTTTAAAATTATTGCATGATATAACAATAGATGCATCTATGCAATTTGATGAATTATGTAATGGTCTTTATATTATTAACTCAAGAATTGAAAAATTAAAATCATTAAAAAAAAATTTAGAAATACCTAAATATATTATGGATAATCTAAATATAATAAATAAAAAGATTAATGATTATTTAATAAATGGTATAAATACTTATAGTGGTTCGACTATTGAATTAACAGTATATTTTTTAAACAAAATAGAAGAATATAATAATATCATTAAAAATTTATTTAAAACTAATCCTTTAGAAGAATCAAAAGATATATTAAATACTAAAAGATTAACATTATTAGAAAATGATTTTTATGAATATTTTAATATTGATGTATTTATTGAGTTATTTAATAAAAATAAAATAACAGATTTAAAATTTAAAGATTCAATTTGTAAAACATTATCATCTGATATTATGTTATTTACACAATTAATAAATGATATAAATAATAATAGAGATATATTAAATGATTCAATTAATATATATATTAATATAATAATTAATACATATCTTGATATTATATCTGTTAAAGAATTAAATTTTACTAATTTTAAAAATTCTTTAGATATTATTCTAAAGAATAAGATAGATGATTTAAAATTAATTTCTAAATTTATATCAATATATTTAACACAAAAACATTTTAATGAAAAATATAGTAATATATTAAATTTTTGGTTAATGTTAAATAATAGTAAAATTATTAATAAAAATAATAAAATTCAATGTATATATATGAATATTTTTACATTATTAAAATTAAATAATAATACAAATATAGATTATTTATCATCAATTGAAGAATATGAACTTTATAACAAAGAAATGAATTTAATATATAATTTATTAACAAATTATATAGATAATACTAGTCCGGAATTAATTGATCTAATTAATATTGAAAATAAAAATGAATATAAAAGAGATAAAAAAAATGTAAGAATTACAATTGACAAAGATGATATTAGTGTAGATAGTGATGAAGAAGAAGAAGAAGATGAAGAATATAATGATGATTCAGACTCAGATAATTCTACAGATGTTTATGAAAAAGCTTTATCAAATACAAGTAAGAGAGCAAATAATATTATTAATTCTTCAAACAAATAAATTATTTTTTTTACTTTTATTTAAAAAAGTAAAATATATTATTTTAATATATTAAAATAATGGATAAAAAATCATATGTAAAACAGAAAATATATAATTTAACATGCATTAATAAAGATAAAAATAATATTGATGCAATGTATAATTTAGCTAAAAATTATGAAAAAATAGAAAAAAATTATGAACAAATGAAAATATATTATTTAATGGCGATTAATAAAGGATGTGTTTATAGTATGGATAATTTAGGATACTATTATCAATATATTGAAAAAAATTATTCAGAAATGAAAAAATATTATTTAATGGCAATTGAAAATAATTATGTAGATAGTATGTTTAATTTAGGATATTATTATCTAAAAGTAGAAAAAGATTATGAACAAATGAAAAAATATTTTTTAATGGCAATTGAATATGATGATGTAAAAAGTATGCATTGTTTAGGATGTTATTATTGTAATGTAGAAAAAAATTATGAGTTAATGAAAAAATATTTTTTAATGGCAATTGAATATGATAATGTCAAAAGTATGTTTAATTTAGGATATTATTATAAAAAAATAGAAAAAGATTATAAACAAATGAAAAAATATTATTTAATGGCAATTGAAATTGTATAAAAAGTATGTATAATTTAGCTTTATATTATCAATATAAAGAAAAAGATTATGAACAAATGAAAATATATTATTTAATGGCAATTGAACATAATTGTGTAGATAGTATGTATAGTTTAGGACATTATTATCAATATAAAGAAAAAAATTATGAATTAATGAAAATATATTATTTAATGGCAATTGAACATAATTGTGTAAATAGTATGTATAGTTTAGGACATTATTATCAATATAAAGAAAAAAATTATGAATTAATGAAAAAATATTATTTAATAGCGATTAAACACAATTGTGTAGATAGTATGTTTACTTTAGGACATTATTATGGAGATGTTGAAAAAGATTATAAACAAAAAAGAATATATTATTTAATGGCAATTAATAAAAAAATATTATTTAATGGCAATTAAATATGATAATAAAAAAAGTTTGTATAGTTTAAGATATTATTATTATGTAGTAAAATTAAATAAATATATTATAAGTTATATATAAAATTACCACTCTGTTATACTACGTATTTCTCCATTTCCCCAATTATCATCCATATCTATCATACAATATTTTTCACTATTTTTTAATCCATCAATTGTATGATCACTAGGATTACAAAAACCTTGAAATTCACAATCTTTTGGTTTTATATTTTTCCAAATCCATATTGAAGAATTTGTAAGATTTGGATATAATATATCTTTTTTACTATAATATAAATCTATACCATAATCTCTTTTATTTTCTTCAGACATATCAGAAACATTATTCATTTCTGCAAGTAAAACAAAAAAATCTTTTCCTCCAAAAATACCATCACCATCATATTGATCTTCTCTCCATCGTCTTCCTTGATTATCCCACATATAATGAGTTCTTGTAGGATATTGTTTAGTTCCATAACCATAAATAATTATAGTATTTCCTGAATCTTGTGCAACCCAACTAAAACAACCCATTAAAATTAAATTTATATTAATATATAAATTTAATTAATAAATAAATCAATTTTTTGTGTTATCTCATATAAATTAAAATTACTTAAATATAAAATTAATATAAATATAAATGAATAATAAATCATTTATTGAAAATATATATATTGCTGTATTAGGACCAGTATCATCGGGTAAAAGTACAATTTTAAATGCATTATGTTCTAATACTTGTAGTGATATGAAAAAAAATAAAACAACAATGCTTCCTCAAATTTATAATAATGACAGTAAACATATTTATACAATAGATACAATAGAAACTATATATAATAGAAATAAAGAATCTAATGAAAAAATATTAAAAAAAATGGATAATAAAACATTTAATTTAAAAAATGATTTTACACAAATTATTCATAGGATTGATAAAATACCAGATTTTATTGATCTATTAGATAAAAATGCAACATATTCTATTTTAGATATGCCCGGTTTAAATTCAGGCGAAGATTCTTTATATTATGATTATATTAAAAAAATATCTGAAAAAATAGATATTTATATACTAGTTTTTGATATTAATTCAGGATTGCAAACAATAGATGAAATTAATATAATTAAAATGGTTGTAAATGAAATTATAAAAAATAAAAATGGTTATATACATATCCTAATAAATAAATGTGATGAAATTGTATTTGACGAATATGATAACCCTTTGTTTGAGGATGAAGAATTGAATGAATTATATACAAGATGTCATGAAACTATTAATGAATTATGTTCTGAAATAATAAATAAAGTATCAATTTCTCCATTATGTTCATCTCAACTCTATATATATCGATGTGGTAAAAATAATTTACAAATAATTGATGAAATTCATTTTGATAATATTATTAAAATTGAAGGTGGAAACAAGAATTAAAAAAAATGAAAACTGTTGCAATGAAAAAAAAATTTATATCTGGATTAATGAAAAAAAAGAATAGTGAAGCATATAATGGATGGATGAATAATACAGGATTTAATGAATTTACTAAAAGTTTATCTAATATTGTTCAAAATGATAATTATTTTAAGATAATATTTTATCATATAAATAAATCTTTAATATTATTATCTAATAAAAAAATTACATATTTTGATGAATTATATAATAGTCTTTATATTATTAACTCAAGAATTGAAAAATTAAAATCATTAAAAAAAAATTTAGAAATACCTAAATATATTATGGATAATTTAAATATAATAAATAAAAAGATTAATGATTATTTAATAAATGGTATAAATACTTATAGTGGTTCGACTATTGAATTAACAGTATATTTTTTAAACAAAATAGAAGAATATAATAATATTATTAAAAATTTATTTAAAACTAATCCTTTAGAAGAATCAAAAAATATGTTAAATTATAATAGATTAACATTATTAGAAAATGATTTTGATAAATATTTTAATATTGATGTATTTATAGAATTATATAATAAAAATAAAATAACAGATTTGAGATTTAAAAATTCTATTTTTAAAACATTATCATTGGATCTAATGTTATTTACAGAATTAATAATTCATATAAATAATAATAAACATATTTTAAATAAATCAATTCAAAAATATAATGATATAATTATTGATACATATATTCAAGTACGTGAATTAAGAAATAATAACAAATAATTTTATTTATTTAGTTTTATTTAAAAAGTTAAATATATTAGTTTAATATATTTAATTAAATATATTAAAACAATGGATAAAAAATCATATGTAAAACAGAAAATGTATAATTTAATATGTATCAATAAAGATAAAGATAATATTGATGTAATGTATAATTTAGCTAAAAATTATGAAGAAATAAAAAAAAATTATGAACAAATGAAAATATATTATTTAATGGCGATTAATAAAGAATGTATAAAAAGTATGTTTAATTTAGGAAATTATTATCAATTTATTGAAAAAGATTATGAACAAATGAAAAAATATTATTTAATGGCAATTAAATATAATTGTAAAAATAGTATGTTTAAATTAGGTTATTATTATCAAAATAAATTAGAATATCGTTATCAAAATAATTTAGGATTATATTATGAAGATATTGAAAAAGATTATGAACAGATTAAAAAATATTATTTAATGGCAATTGAACATAATTGTGTAAAAAGTATGTTTAATTTAGCATTATATTATGAAGAAGTAGAAAAAGATTATAAACAAATGAAAAAATATTATTTAATGGCAATTACACATAATTGTGTAGATAGTATGTATAGTATAGGATATTATTATAAATTTATAAAAAAAGATTATAAACAAATGAAAAAATATTATTTAATGGCAATTACACATAATTGTGTAGATAGTATGTATAGTTTTGGTGATTATTATGAAAAAGTAGAAAAAGATTATAAACAAATGAAAAAATATTATTTAATGGCAATTACACATAATTGTGTAGATAGTATGTATAGTTTTGGTGATTATTATGAAAAAGTAGAAAAAGATTATAAACAAATGAAAAAGTAGAAAAAGATTATAAACAAATGAAAAAATATTATTTAATGGCAATTGAACATAAATGTGTAAAAAGTATGTATAGTTTTGGTGATTATTATGAAAAAGTAGAAAAAGATTATAAACAAATGAAAAAATATTATTTAATGGCAATTGAACATAATTGTGTAAAAAGTATGTATAATTTAGGGAATTATTATGAAAAAGTAGAAAAAGATTATAAACAAATGAAAAAATATTATTTAATGGCAATTGAACATAATTGTGTAAAAACTATGTATGATTTAGAAAATTATTATAAAAATATAGATAAAAATATAGATACAAATGAAGAATTATATGATGAAATTAAAATTAAAGGGATTACATATATATTAAAAAATAAAAATGTTTTTGTTAAATGTGATATGGATGAATTACTATATAAATATTTTTTGTAAGAATAGTATGATGAAATTAAATATATTTTTTAAAATAAAAATGTTTTTGTTAAATTTTGGAGCTTGGGAATTAAGATTATAAATAACTATAAAATAATAGCATTTTGTTATTTAAATTTACAAAATGCTATTATTTGTTTTATCCTTATTAGTTCTATTTAATAATACATATATTGAAGTATATAAATTAAGAAAAAATTGATATATATATTAGTTTAATATATTTAATATATTTAATTAAATATATTAAAACAATAGATAAAAAATTATATGTAAAACAGAAAATGTATAATTTAATATGTATCAATAAAGATAAAGATAATATTGATATAATGTATAATTTAGCTAAAAATTATGAAGAAATAGAAAAAAATTATGAACAAATGAAAATATATTATTTAATGGCGATAAAATTAAATACTAGTTTGAAAATTAGTAAAGAATAATAAATTTTCTAAATCTTTTATTTTTTCTGGAGTAAAATATTTAAGAAATAAAATATTTTCAGGAATTTCATATATTTTTTTTAGATCTAATATTTTACTATATTCTAAATATAATTCTTCAGATTTAAATTTATTTTCTTCAATTTTATTAAATAATATCATACATTTATATTCAATCTTGTATAATTTTTCTTTATATTCTTGATTTAAATTATAATCTTCTATATCATCAGTGTCATTTAAATCAGATTTAATTATTGATTCATAACTTAAACAACAACTAATAACATCATTAACAAAAGTTTTTATTATTCTATGGGCAGCTTCCTCTTCACTATTATAATTAATTTTATTGAAATTATTAAATATAGAATTATAATTATAATAATTTTTAAATTCATCTAACATATCATATTCTAATAAAAGATTTTTACTATTTTCAATAATTTTGTTAAAAATAGTTTCAAACTTTATCATTATTTTTTTTTTATCTAATTTTGGTATTTTATCTATTTGATCTGAATTATAATATCTAGTATCATCAATAGAATCAATACTAAAACTTAAGTTTTGTAAATATTGTTCTTCAGTAAGAAACATTACATTATCCTTTGGTTCTATAACTTTAAAATATTTATCTTTATCTTTGGTCAAAAAAAAAGGAGGACAAGATGTATTTATATCTTTATTTTTATCATTTTTATATCTATCTTTATCTTTATGAGTATCTAAATAACAATCTTTGCAAGTATTTTTATATATTGTTATTTTTAATACATTATATGTTTTAATATGTTCTTTATTATTTGCATAAGAACTAGGATATGACATATTATTAATAATATATAATTTAACTTAATTTTAATCAATTTCAATTTTTAACTAATGCAATTGTATTAAGTTAATATAGTTTAGTGTAAATAAAAAAATATTAATATAAATTTTAAATTAAAATATTAATAAAATTATAAAAAAATTTATTCATCAACATATCTACAATCTATGTGTGAAATATTAATAATATTATTATATCCATAATTATCTAAAATTTTTAATACATCTGTATCATAATCTCTATAAAATCTATAAACATCTCGAGCTAATACAAATAATGATATCTTTACTGGATCTGAAACAATTGCCCAATCATAATAATAATTTATTACCGGACCTAAATTAATAATCCAATATGGGGAATCATGACTAACACCATCTAAATGAACAGTTAATGCTCCAGGATTTAATTTTGAATTAACATCATTTTTATAATATGCATAACCAGTAATTTGTTCTAAATTATTTGTTAAAGAATATTCTGAATTTAATACAGATACATTACCATTAGGAATAATGTTATAGTCTGCTGTTATACAATTACCATATTTTTGAAATGTTTGATCAAATTTATTTCCATATACTTGATACCATCTTTTTTCATATTTTATTAAATCTAATTCTTTAACAGTTGATAGATTAGAAAAAGTCATTTGAAATAATGTAAAGATAGAAATAAACATCATAATATGATAAGTATATATACATGTATTTAAATATGTAATTTTTTCAATTTTTTTAATTTAAAAATTAATTATATATAATATATAATTAATGAATATCAATTATATTAATTTATTTTGTTTATTAACTTTTATTAATTCTAAAAAAATTATTTTTTTTCCCTTATGTAAAAAATGTATTCACTATAAACCTCCTACAAGTTATTTTATAAATTCTAATAGTAAATGTGATCAATTTGCTAATAAAAATACAACAACAGATATAATAACTTTTGAAAATACAAAGATATGTAGAAATGATATGTTTAAATGTGGATTAGATGGAAGATATTATAAAGAAAAATAAATTTAATAGTTAATTTCATTATGATTTATATATTTAAATTGTTTATCTAAATTAATTAATAAAATTTTTTTATTAGGTAAATTATAATTTTCAAAATCTTCTTCATTTAATTGTAATAAATATTTCATTAAAACACGAGCTGTATGTTTATGAGTTACAATTAATGGAAATTTATTCTCTGTTAAAGTATATAATATATCATTTTGATAATATGGTAATAATCTATCTAATACATTTTCTTTTGATTCTCCATTTTGTATCTTTTCAAAATAACAATTCTTATAACATGAATAATTATTATCAAATGAATGATCTTTTATAATAGGCGGTTTCATATTAAAACTAGAACGCATCATTTTAGTAAATTTTTCTCCATATTCATCTTTAATATATTTTCTTGGAACTCCTTCTAATGTTCCATAATGTTTTTCATTTAATCTCCATGATGTATGTATTGGTACATTATTTTGTAAATCATTTTTTATAATATTAGATGTATTAATTGCACGTTCTAAAACTGATGAAAAAATAATATTTGGATATAAATTATTTTTTAATAATGCTTTTGCCATTTTATGACTCTCTTCTATTCCTTCATGACTAAGAGGAATATTTGTCCATCCTGTAAAACGACTTTCTTGATTCCAAATAGATTGTCCATGTCTAGTTAACAAAAAACTATAATTAATTTTCATTTTATCTAAAATTTTCATCATTTATATAATTAAATATTATTATTTTTTTTTTAAATATTTATTATTTGAATGATAATAAATATTTTGCTTTATCTATTTCACCTAAAATTTCATCTTTTATATTTAATATTTCACTATATGTTATATTAGTAAAATTTTCATTTAAAAATTTTATTGAATTATCTAAAATATTTATAAATTTATTATTATCAATATTTTCAAAAACTAATGTTTTATTATCTAAATCACTAAAATCTGGTCTAATATTTAATTTTCCTAATAATGCTTCTATTAATTTATCTGATAATGAATCTATACTAATCAATAATTCATCTGAAATTTTATGATATGCATACATATTTGTTTGGAAATGATATATTTTGATAATAGTTCTAAATTGTAAAAAAAATTTAATAATTTCATTAATAGAATTAATAGAATTAATAGAATTAATAGAATTATATAAAAACTTTGATTTATAATTAACATATTTTGATTTATAATTAATATATTTTTTTTCCATATATATATTTATATTAGATTTTTTAATTTTTTATATATTATTTTTTTAAAAATAATATATAAAATTATTAAAATAGTTTATTTGGATTTTTTTATGGGAATTTAATAAAAGTACTTTAAATGATTAAGTAGATTTTACTTGAATGTTATCGGTAGTACTTTTTACTTGAATGTTATCGGTAGTACTTTTTACTTGAATGTTATCGGTAGTACTTTTTACTATTTTTTTTTATAGTTATTTTCTGGACAATCTTTCATATAAGTAACACCATAAAGAGTACCAGGAGTTCCAACACATTTTTCATATTTTTCTTTATACTTCATTGGTAATTGGTTATACTCATCATTTAATAATAAAGGTTTATTTAATATTATTTCAAATGCTGGTATATAATAACATGTATTACCTTCAACTATAAAATTATTAACTATTTGTTGTATATATATTTTTAGCTCTTCAGTATATATATCTTTGGTTTTTATAAATTCATTTAATTCTATTAAATTATTATACACACTCAATTCTACGGTTAATGCTGTTTTAAATCCATTTATAAAATTATCTAGTTTATCAGTAAATATTTGCATCAATTTTTGTTTATTCTCAGGACTCAATTTATTTTCTATATTATAAATTTTATCTTGACGCCACCTTCCTGGCTTTGGATTAATATTTAAAAAAATATATTGTTTTGTATTCCTGTTTCCTCTTTTAATAAGATATGATTCTAAATTTAAAAAATATCTCCATTCATCTCCGTTTAAAACATCTTGTGTATATAGTGTATTATACATTTCTAAAACACTTTCTAGTTTTAGATTATCTGTAGTTATATCTGATCTTATATATTTAAATCTGTCAATTACCTTATCGAAGTTTACTCCAATTAATGAAAGTATGTTATTTGGAATATAGTTTTCCTTACTTGTGGGTGAAAATTTTTCACTTCCACCCTTTGCAATATAATATTTTTTTGTAAACTATATATATATATATATATATATATTTTTGTAGCATATATATATATATATATATATATTTTATAAAAAAATATTTTTTAAAATATATATTTATTAAACTATATATTTATTAAACTATATATTTATTAAATTATATATTTTTAAATAAAAATATATATATATACAACAATTTAATATTCAATCTCTTTATGATCAATATATCTAAATTCATGATCTAAATTAATTAATAAAATTTTATTATTAGGATAATCATAATTTAAAAATTCATCTTTATCTAAATTTAATAAATATTTCATTAAAACTCGTATAACATGTTTATGTGTAAATATTAAAGGTAATTTATTATCTTTAATTGTTTGTAAAATATCATTTTGATAATATGGCATCAATCTATCTTGAACATTCTTATTAGATTCTCCATTTTCTATATATTTAATATAAGAATGTTCATTACATAAATAACTATTATAATATAAATAATCTTGCATAACAGGAAGTTTTGAAATATAATCATTATCTAATTTTTTTATTAATTCTTCCCCATACATTTTTATTATATATTTTTTAGGCATTTGTTCTAATTCCCCATAATATTTCTCATTTAATCTCCATGTTTTGATAATTGGAATATTATATCTTAATTTATTTCTAATAACATATGATGAATAAATTGTTCTATTTAGATCAGAACAAAAGATGATATTTGGTGATAAATTATTTTTAATTAATTTATCACCAATTTTATAACTATTTTCAATACAATTTTGTGTAAGAGGTATATTAGACCATCCAATAAAACGCTTTTCTTGATTTAATATTTCTGTAGTATGTTTTACTAATAAGAAACTATATTTTTTATTATTTGACATTTTACTTAATATATTTATTATAATAAAAAAATATAAAAATCAATTTTTTAAATTCTATAAATAAATCTATCAATAATATGTACATTATAATGTGAATAATCACGTTTTGTATTATTATATATACATTCTCTAAATGTAAACAAAATGATATATATTGAAAATAATAATATAAATATATTAATAATATTTATAAATATGATTAGATTTCGAATTGTATAATCTTTCATTTATATGATTTATAATTAATAATATTTATAGTTTTAATTTTCAATTTTTTAAGTTTTCAAGTTATAAATTAAATTAGATATCTTTATATAATATTGAATATATTTCATATAATCCACCAATATATTTATTTTGATCAAATATTAAAAAATCATCAAATTTATTAATATCAGTAATATTTGGTTTAATAAAATCAATATTATATTGATTTCGCATTATATTTGAAAAAATATAATCAATATCTGTTATTTTATATGTAGTTATTGGAATAAATATACAACATATATTTAATTGTTTCATTTCATTTATGAGTAACATAAATTTTAGATTTTTATGTCCAACAATATAATAAAATTTATCTTCAGCAATATTTTCATTCCAATTAATTAATTCCATTTCTTTATATATTGATGATATATTATCATCATCATATTGAAATAATTTTAATTTAAAATTATGAATAAATTTATTAATCCTCATAAAAGATGTAGAAATTTGTATAAAAACTAATAATAGATATATTATATAAATAAACTGTTTCATTATTAATTTATTTATTATACATTATAATAAATAAATTTTTCAAATTTTATTATTCATTATAATAAATAAATTGTTCAAATTTTAATCTTTTTATACAGAGTTTTTTTTTAATACAAAATTTTTATTGTATACATTTCTTCTACTATACATTTCTTCTACTAATTTCTGTCAAGTTTAATATAAATTCTCTATTGTATACTTTTTCTCTACTATGAATATGTGAAATATTTGTACAATTTGCTAAAAACCCAAAACCAATATTATATATTTTAAATTCTTCAAAATATATAGTTATTAAATCCATAGAATTTGCTAAAAAATACCTACCAATATTTTTTAATTTTGTAAATGATGACATATTTATTATTTTTATTTTAGAATAAGTTAAAAAATTATCACCAATACTTTCTATTTGTTTTTCATCATTTCCAAATTCTATTTCTTCTAAATTTTCACAAGCTGCTAAAAAATAATTACTAATATTTTTTAGATTTATTAATGATGATAGATCTATTTTTTTCAAACTTGTACAATCTTGTAAAAAACAATCACCAATACTTTCTACATGTATTAATGATGATAAATTAATTGTTTCTAAACTTTTACAAGAAGATAAAAAAAAACCATCAATATTTTTTAGATTTGTAAATGATGACATATCTATTGTTTTTATTTTAGAATAAGTTAAACAATTATTACCAATACTTTCTATTTGTTTTATATCTTCTCCAAATTCTATTTCTTCTAAATTTTCACATAATGCCATAAAATAATTACTAATATTTTTTAGATTTATTAATGATGATAGAACTATTCTTTCTAAACTTTTACAATTTTGTAAAAAACAATCACCGATTGTTTCAACATGTATTAATGATGATAGATTAATTGTTTCTAAACTTTCACATGAAGATAAAAAATGTTCGCCAATATTTTTTACATTTATTAATGATATATTATCTATTTTTTTTAATTTTGAACATTCTGATAAAAAATTATCCCCAATACTTTCTAATTGTTCTAATTGCAATGATTCTATTTCTTCTAAATTTTCACAAGAATCTATAAAATTTTCACCAATACTTTTTATATTTAGTGCTGAACTATTTTTTATTATTTTTAAATGCGTACATTTTTCTAAAAAATAATTACCAATTGTTTCTAATTTTATTAATGGTGAAATATCTATTATTTCTAAACTAATACATTCATCTAAAAAATAATTACCAATTGTTTTTACATTTGTAAATGGTGATAAATCTATTGTTTTTAATTTTTTACATTCATTTAAAAAATAATTACCAATTGTTTTTACATTTGTAAATGGTGATAAATCTATTGTTTCTAAATTTGCACATTCATCAAAAAAATAATTACCGATACTTTTAACATTTCTAAATGGAGATAAATCGATAGTTTCTATATTTGAATATGCCATAAAACCATCACTAATAGTCTTAAACATTGCTATTTCATCTTCGGTTAAATCTCTACTAAATTTAATTTCTGTTAGTTCATTATTTGCTGTATATGATATTTTATTTAATTCTGGTATTCCTGATGATATTGAAACTATCGATAACATAAAATCAAGATCATTTAATATAATTACCAAATACTTAAAAAGATCTTTATGTTTATCTATAAAAAAATTTATACTTATTAAATAATTTGCAAATTCTTCGGGGATTTTTATTCTTATTTCTGATTTTAATACAATTATTAATATATTTAATTTTAATTCGTTATCATCACTATTATAAAAAATATTATTTATATAAGATCCCATTTCTCTATATATTTGATGTAAATATTTTTCAGGTAGTAATTCTTTTGTTTTAAGTAAAATTTTAATTATATTTTGATGTTCTTCATTAGGTAAGTCAAAATTATCTATATTATATTTAACTATATTATTAAATTTAAAATTTAAATGTCTACATTTTATAATAAATGTTTGAGATTCTAAATTAATATTCTTTATTAATATATTAATTTTATTTTTATCTTCATTTTCATCTTCATTTTCATCATCTCTTATATTAATATCTTCTATCAGTCCATCACTTTTTTCAATTAAAATTTTAAAAATATCATAACTTTGTTCTAAAGGAAATAAATTTTCAAGTAATTGTTTAAAATTATGAATAGATGATTTGATATTAAAAGATATACCATGTTCTCTCATTTCTTTAAATTCAATTTTTTCATTTGCATAGAGACCCAATAATATAACCCATTCTTCTCTTGCTATTTTAGTTAATAATGTTGTAAAATTTGGATATCTTACATAATAATTAATTAGAGGTTGAATTGCTCCTAATCTTGATAATATTGTTATATCTAAATGATTATTATTAAAAATTAATATATTTATAAAATTACGTAAACCAGTTTCAACACAATCTGAAAAAGTTGTAGTATTATCTTCAGGAGTTGCTACATATGTATAATTAATTTCTTCAAAATTACTAGTTGATAAAATTTTAACTAATGCTATATTAAAATCGGTAATTTTATCTCCATCAATAATTTGTAATTCTTCTTCAGTATATTCGGTAAATATTTCTTTACTATAATCTTCTTCTCTAAGTTGAATAATATTAGTTTCACAAGTTTCTAATCTATTTATTTCATTAAATGTCATATGAATACCATTATAATATTCAACAATATCATCAGAACTATTAGAAATCCACCATAAACAATATAATAATAAATGAAACATATTTTTTTTTTTGTGTTCCTAATACTATATTTTTTTTAATATTACTAACACTTGTATAATTTTTAACTTCTCCATTATCTGCAATAATATAACTATAAGTAATTTTCATTTGATAAATAATTTTATTAAATTTTATTTTTAATGTTGTAATAGTCTCTTTATTTTTATCTTTGCAATAATATAATAATGCTAAATATTGACCAATCATAAATGGTGTTAATCTATTAATGATTGCATTATTTGGTTTATATTCACGATTAGTTGGATTTATAATACACTTAATAGCATTATATTCATCAATTATACTATTTTTAGGATTAAAATGTCTAATAGTATCTAATTTTAATATATTATCAATATAATCAGTTTTACTCATAATTAATCCATAAATAGGATTTAAAAATTTTTCCATATCTGGATTAGTAAATATATTAATATTTTTAATAGTTAATAATGTTAATTTTCCACCATATTGGAATAAATTATTATTATTTTTTAATTCTAAATATTTTTTTTTATATTTTATATATTTTTTTTCTGTCATTATACATAATAATTATAATTATAATTATTGTAATATTATTTAAAAATTAAATATAATTTTATATATAAATATATATTAATGAATAATATATATTTATTAACTAGATATTTTTTACATCAACAATTTGGTGGAAATAATAAAAATAAAAAAAAATGGTCATCTTTTATTCATAATGGTGTATTATTTCCAGAACCATACCAAGCTCATAATATACCTATAAAATATAATGGTATTGAAGTTAAATTACCAGAATTAGCAGAAGAGTATGCAACTTTATATGCTAAATATATTGATACAGAATATATAAAATCAAAAAATTTTAATAAAAATTTTTTTAAATGTTGGAAACCAACATTAAAAAATTGTTCAATACCAATTGAAAAATTAGAATTATGTGATTTTACAGAAATTATTAAATATATTGAAAAAAATAGAGAAATTAAAAAAAATCTATCAAAAGATGAAAAAGATAGATTAAAAGAATTAAAAGATAAAGATGAAGAAAAATATAAAAATTGTATTGTTGATGGAAAAATTCAACCTGTCGGAAATTATAGAATGGAACCTCCTGGTATTTTTATTGGTCGTGGATGTCATCCTAAATTAGGAATGATAAAAAAAAGAATATTCCCTTCAGATGTTATTTTAAATTTATCAAAAGATGCATCTAAACCTGAAATTCAATCATTTTTTCAAAATCAAAAATGGAAAAAAATAATTCACGATAATAAATTAGAATGGTTGGCATCATGGAAAGATACAATAACCGGTAAAAGTAAATATGTTTGGTTAGGTAGTAAATCTGATTTTAAAGCAAGATCCGATGAAGAAAAATTTGATCGAGCAAGAAAATTAGCAAAAATAATAAATAATATTAGAGATAAAAATAATAAAAATTTATTATCAAAAGATAAATTTACTGCACAACTCGCAACTGCATTATTTTTTATAGATAAATTAGCTCTAAGAGTTGGTAATGAAAAAAATGATGATGAAGCTGATACGGTCGGTGTAACATCTTTAAGAATAGAACATATTACATTAAAACCTGATAATATTATTAAATTTGATTTTTTAGGTAAAGATTCAATAAGATATATTAATGAAACTCAAGTTCCAGAAGAAGTTTATTTAAATGTTCAAAAATTTATATTAAATAAAAAATCAGATGAAGATTTATTTAATTTAATGAATTCATCTGATTTAAATGAATATTTAAAAACGTTTATGTCAGATTTAACTGCTAAAACTTTTAGAACATATAATGCATCTTTTTTATTTCAACAAGAATTAGATGAAATAACAGATAAATATGATAAATATGATAAATCAGATAAAATAAATATTTTATTAAATTTATTCAATAAAGCAAATGCAAAAGTAGCTTTATTATGTAATCATCAAAAAAGTGTATCAAAAAATTTTAATGATAGTTTAGATAAAATAAATGATAAAATTAAAGATTATAAAAAAGAAATATTAGAATTAGAAAATTTAATAAAACAAGATGATTCTAAAACTGATAAACATAAACAAAAAATTAAAAAATTAAAAGAATATATTAAATCTCAAAAAAATAAAAAAGATTTAAAATTAGAATTAAAAAATATATCATTAGGAACATCAAAAACAAATTATATAGATCCTAGAATAACTGTTGCATTTTTAAAACAACATAATATTCCTGTAGAAAAGATATTTTCAAGCGCATTAAAAGAAAAATTTTTTTGGGCTTTTGAAGTTGATAAAAATTATAAATTTTAAGTTTATTTTTAAAAATAATTATAAAATATTTTAAAAAAAATTATAAAATATTTTAAAAAAAATAATCTATTAATCATCTATATCATATATAATATTTATATATTATAAATAATATATAAATATTATATTAATATATTATATATATGAGTAATTTTATATTAAGAGATCTATGTAATAATATCATAACTAATTTTTCAACATCATTATATTCTGGATTAGTATCAGGGTATATATTAGATAATTTTTTACCAAATAATACTAGTAAAGTACCACTAATAATATCATCTAATCTTAGTTTATCTGGAACTTATGATTTTTTTATTAAAAATGGTTTTATGCAGATTGCAAGTGGAAATATTACACGATCATCTTGGGGATCATATATAAATCAATATTATTATAATGGATTTTTAATTTTAAGATTAGATAATCAAATCAATTCAGTTATAAATCGTGGAAATGGATTTAAATATATAATTAAAAATAATAATTCAAAAACATTTTCTTTTACTCCAAATCATTTAGCATCTATTATTTCAAATGCTCAAACATTTAATTCATTACCAATAACTGCATCTATTGATATTAGTAAAAATGGTATAATAACTAGTTATCCTATTTTATATAACAACAATAGTTCATATACAAATAATAATCCATTAGCATTATCAAGTGGTATATTAAAAATAGATTCATTGATTACTTTAGAACCAGGTGATAAGTTAATATTTAATTTTTATATTAATAATATTGCTAATATGGGTTCTAGAATTGCATATTTATTAATAAATTTAAAAAATTTATATTATTATGATTCCGAATTTATTAAATATAATTATAATTATTCTTTCCCATCAGATACAACAATAAAATTTGATATATCTGTTAATAATATATTATTAAATGATTCATTTATGTTAAGATCATATGATATTATAGAAACACAATTTAATAGAAAATATCGTACATCAAATAATAATACTGTATCAATTATTAGAGATTTTACTAGTTCTAATTATAATTCATTAAATACATTTTATAACTTTAGTATATCTATCAATGATATAAGTAATAATCTTTCATCTCGTTCATTAATGTCAAATTTTAAATTAGACGTTGTACTTCCAAATATTCAATTTAAGACAAAATTATCTCCAATATTATTAAATTTTGATTATTATAATACAGATATTTCTGGAATAATTAATATTGTTGATTTATCAGATAATAATATTTCAATTATAAATAATAATTTTGCAGATATAAAAATAAATATATTAGATAATTCTAAAAATATATTAACAAATTTTATTGCTTCATGGGGATATACTACAACTCTAAATTCGGATTATACAGGAAATAATATTAATTGGTATAATACAAATGATGTTTCGCCAATATATAATATTTATTGGTATTATAATTTTAATTTATTATCATTTTTATTATCAAATAATATTGCATTATTACCAGGTAAAAATTATTATTTAGAAGCAGTTATTGATTCAAAAATTGCACAAATTTCATCAACTAGTCATAATAATTTAAATTCAGATAATATATTATTTTCAATAAATCCAATTAATTTAAATTTATCAACAACTTTAAGTAAAGATATAATTTATAAAAATGATAATTTTACAATTAAATCATTATTAACTTCTCAAAATATATTACCATTTATTCCTTCTGGAGAATTTATATTAACAGATATAGATACTGATATAAGTATTAATCAACAAATAACAGATATTTCTTATAATTTTCCACAATTTTATAATGATAGTAGTAGTATGAAAAATTTTAATATTAATTGGATTCCATCTAATGATTATTATACTTTTTCTATATCTCAAGATATTTCTTTTAATATTTTAAATTATAATACTACATTAATTTGTTCAAGTATTCCATTAACACCAATATATATAGATATATTACCTATAATAGAATGTCATGCAATCGATAATTCTAATAATATAATTAATGGACAATTTACTATTGAATATTTTAATAATTTACAAGATATATCTGGTAGTTTTACAAGTATATCAGATATATCACAAGTAAGTTTTGATACAAGTTTATTAATATCTAATTATGATCTATATAATATTAAAATATTATTTACCCCAACATTAACAAATTTATATTATGATTCATTTTTTGAATATCCTACACAATTAAATATTTTACAAAAAGTAATTACACCAATATTATCATTATATGATGTTAGTACAAATGAAAAAGTTACAGAAATAAATTATTCTCAATCAGTATATATAGTTTTATCTGATATTGATCCATTATGTACTGGAATATGTGAATTTAATATAAATGATATATCATTAAATGCTGAATTAATAGATAATGATTATAAGAGTATGGTATTTTCACCATTTGAAAAAAATTTATTAAGTGGTAATTATGATATTAGATTTAATTTTAATCAGAATGGTAATAATTTTATTATTAATAATAATTCATTAAATATTATAATTAATCCATCTAATATTTTTCAATTTGATGAAAATTTTATTATAAATAATTATACATTAGATATATCAAATATTATAAATTATAAAGATGATTTTAATATTTTAGCCAATATCTTAACTTTAAGTGATTTAAGTTATGCATATCCATATAATTTACCAGTAAATGTTAATATTACAACAAATACAACTGATGTATCATCATATAATATAATATTAAATATAAATAATTCTTTTATAGATTTTAATTCTATTATTATGAATAGTTTAACAGATTGTAATTTTATTTTATTTGAGCAAAATTTTATAAATATAATTATAACACCAGAAAATACAAGTATATTACCATTTAATTTATTAAAAGATATCAGTTATAATAAATATAATATAACTAAAGTTTCAAATAATAATTCATTTAATAATATTTATTATACTAGTGTATTAAATATAAATATATCTGATATAATTTTTAATGATAGATTAATTATTGATGGTAGTTTAAATTATTATATAATTCCGAATGAACTTGTAATAGATAATATTGATATAAATAATTATTTAATAGGGACATCAGATATATCAAATAATAGTTCATCATTATCATTTATACCATATAATTATAATATTATAAATCCAAATAATTGGTTAATTGGTAATAAATCATATTATATATATATAAATTTTATACCTTCAGATATAAATTATTATAGTTATTTATTTAAATTATCAGATAATATGTTATATATATCAAAAGCCGATGTTCAAATACAAAATTTAAATTTTAAAATAGAAAATATTGAATATACAGATTGGAATTTTTTTAATAGCATTGGTATAGAATGTTTGAGTAATGATATTATTGAAATAAGTGGTAATTTAGTATCAAATAATTATATTGTTAACAGTGGAATATTGCAAATATATTATAAAAATGATGTTAGTGATTATATAATACCAATTACATTTAATTTAGATATAGATAATACTATATTTGATATTTCATGGAATGGGAATGTTTTAAATTTAAATCAAAATAATATATCTTTTTTTGAAGGAAATATGCAATTATATTATATTGATAATAATTATTTCAATAATGTAATTTTTTCTAATGATAATCCAGATATTCCATCAGGAATATATTCATTAGAAATTATTAAACCAAATATTGATATTTCTATTAATAATATAACTGTAGATTATGGTTATCGATATGGTTTAATTAATTTAATTATTTCATTTTTAACTGAAGATCAAGAGTTATCATATATAATTAATGGAAAATTAGTTTTCACAATATATGATAATAATTTAAATATTATTAGTCCCGGTATTCCTGATTATTATATTAATAATTATATAAATCAACAAATTAATATTAGTTTTATACCTGAAGTTTATAATTTACAAATTGATAATATATATACAATAAATGTAAATTTTATAACTGACGATTTTAGATGTTTAGGTGTAAATTTATATAATATTAAACCATCAAAAACAAATTTAAAACCAATATATAATAATATAATATCTTCTCCATATGCTAGCCCAGATTTATCATTTAATTTAAAAGTAAATATATTTAATAATGAGAGTATTCAGTTTGATATTAGTGCATATCTTAATGTTTTATTGTATAAAGAAAGTTATCCATCTTTATCTTTTTATTATGATATTTCTAGAAATATAAAAATGACAGATGCTATGCCATATAATTATACATTAGGTAAAAATATGATATACTATTTACCATATTTACCAGTAGGTGAATATGAGTTTCAAGTAACTTATCAACCATGGCCTGAAGAATATAATCAAAGTTATGAAACTAGACCATCAGTGGTTTTTATAAAAATGTCAATAGAAGCAATTGAAAATATTATTACTATTAATAACAATAATCCTCAAACTAATTATGATTATTTAGATGATATTATATCAATTAGTTTCAATTCTAATAAAACTTTTTTACCAATTGATGTTGGATTTGTAACGTATAAAATAATAAACAATAGTAATAATATAGTAAAAAAAATAGATTTATCATTAACAAATATTTCTTATATAATGCGTCTAAATGAACATAAAACTATAATAGATCAGAATAATACAATAGCTAATCAAAACTTTGACATATCTTTTAATGCTAAAAATATAGGATTAAGTAGTGGAACATATAGTATATATTCTGATATAAGTTGTGATAATTATATATATAATCCTTCTAATTCATTAACATTTACAATTTCCAAAGTTCCATTATCATATTATATATCATCACAACAAACATATTTATATCGCGATCTTTCTAATATGTATTTTACGTTTTATCAAGAAAGATATCCTCTAAATAATAGTAATGTTAATGGTTATATGTATTGCAATTTATATAATCTAAATAATCCAACAGTTAAAATTCCTAATAAACCTTTCTTAGATACAATTCATAGTGCTGGTGTTCCTGCAAATGATGAATGGCCTTTTGGTCGCCCTTTTAGTGATATTGGATGGACAAATTTTCAATATAATGCTAAATATTATCCAGATTTAAGAAATTTAACTGTTGGTGATTATATGTTTAATATTGAATTTATTCCATCAGATTCATATATACAAGATATTTCATTTAATATAAATTTTTCAGTTTTACCATATACTCCATTAATAGCAGATTTACAAATATCTCCAATAGATATTTCATCTAGTAAATTTAATTATAATACAAATTATACATATTTTAACAATTATATTAATTATGATGAAACATTTAATATTATCTATAATATTAAAAATAAGAATAATATTACTGGTAAATATTATTTTAATTTTAATAATATTAATAATAATATTGATTATAATATTGAAACTATTTATTCACCCCCAATGCATACGGCTAATTTTCAATTTATTGCATTTACACCAACTATAGATTTAACACAGGCACCATATTTTTTTTCGATGACAACTTTTACACCAATTTATATGATACATACACATCCTGCTTGGACATATGGTCAATTATGTTTTGCTAGATTAGAATATCTTTTTTATTGGCCAGAAAATACTGCAATAACTGTATGGATTAATGATAATATAAATAATCCTTATTCAAAAGATAATAAAAATTTTATGCCAACAACAATGTTTAATAATGAACCTAATGTTACTTATGGTGGTGTTTTATTTTCATTATCACCACCACCTACCAATATTATAAGTACTGAATATTCAAATTATACAAATTATAAATTCACAATACCATCAAAAATATTAGAATATAATAATATTGATATTATATATTCACCACCTGTAATTTCATATAATTATTACAATATCCATTTTGATGAATTTATTAATTTAAAAGAAGCACCATATTATTTTGTAGAAAATAATTTTAAACCAATTTATATGATGCAAAGTAAAGATAATTATTTTACAAAAGGTCAATTATGTTTTGCTCAATTAGATATAAATTATACATATGTAATAAGTATATGGATAAATGATAATATTAATAATCCATATTCACAAAATAATTTAATTTTTGTTCCTACTGGTCCTAAATTACCGGAAACAAGTGGTTTAAGTAATACAGAATATCTATTTTCTTTAACACCAAATGATATTTCTAATGATTTAACAAATTATACTTTAACTACATCTTTTATACCTTATGATTTATCAAATTATACTATACTTGCGCCTATCATATCATCATTTTCATTAGCAAAAGCAACTAATTATATTAATTCATCAATTATATTTATTCAAAATGTAATAAATAATACATATTATAATACTGATATTACAATTGGTAGTATTATTGATTTTAGCGATAATATTATTGACCAACAAGGAAAATTAACATATTATTATTCAACTAATTCTAATTATTTTGTAATAAATGATACTAATATTAATAATTCAGATGTTTTTATACTTAATTCAACACCAATTGATATTTCTGGTTCTAATACGGATGAATTAGAAAATAATAATTATGATATATCATATAATTTTTCTGCAAGTTTTAAAAATACATATTATTATATTTATTCTGTAATTATTCCAGAATCTAATAATTATTTACCTGTAACACAAACATCTAGAGGACAATTTAATATTAATCCAACATTAATTACAAGTGTTGATAATGAATTTTACTATTTTGAACATATTCCTATCACAATAACTATTAATACAGGTAGAGAAGATTTATTTTTCACTAATGAAACTGAAAACATATTAACAATATATGTAAATGGAAAATCATATCTAGGCTTTTTGAATAATTCTAATAGTTGTGTTATTATTGTAAAAGATAGATTAGATATTGGAACATATGAAATTACAGGTTCATTCACAAATAGTTCCTATTTAGATATTAGTAATCATAATACTTCATCATTTAATATATTTAGAAATGATATTGATTTTAATTTTGATTTTAATACAGATATAACAGATCTATCTTATAATTTAGATAATTTAAATATTACTTCTTATTTTACTAATATAAATATAGAGGAGGAATTTAAAAATATAGTATATACTTTTATTAATAATTTAGAAACAAAATCAATTCAATTAATAACAGATATAGATATTTCATCAACTATGATTATTATAGATTCATCGACATGTAATATTACATCACATATATCACATCAAACTTTACAACAATATGGAATAGATATTAGTTCATGGACAATTAGTGCATATATTAGTAATAATAATTACAATGGTCCTAGTTTAACAGATAAAACTATTAATATTCATCCTAAAAATATTAATTTTGATATTAGTACAAATATATCAGATCTATCATATAATAAAGATAATTTAATCATTACTTCAACATTTAATCCATTAGAAATTGATGATATAAGTAATAATATTACAAATGGAAATATACAATATACATTTAATAATTCTATTAATATAATTATTGATAATTTTATTTTTGATTATAATGAAATTATAACAACAATAACATATCAAACTTTACAACAAAATGGTATAGATATTAGTAATTGGTCTATTAGTGCTAATATAGTAAATAATTTATATTATACTGGGTTTAATATTATAAATCAGGATATTATTATATATCCTAAACAAATTAGTTTTGATATATATTCTAATACAAATACTCCAAAACAAAATTTATATTTAATTCCATTACCACAAATTACATATACAACAGAACAAATAATAGTTTTTGATTATGAATCTTTACAATTAAATCCTTATAATATGAATATGATATTTGATTTTTATATTGTACAAGTTGGAAATACAACCGAATATTTAACAAAAGGAATTAATTATTATGCTTTTATTCTTGGTCCAAATATATTAAATTTAAGAAGTCATCCTGATAGTGAATATAGTCCATTAAATTGTATTGGGATAACAGAATTATTTATAGTAAATCAAAATGTATTTAATGAAATTGCAGATTTATCATATAATACAGATAATTTAGTTATTACAACAAAATTTGATAATTTAGATATAAATGATATAAATGATAATATATTAAATGGTAATATTATTTATACTTTTAATGATTCAATTAATATTATTGTCGGAAATAATAATGCAGATTTTACATCAGATTTATCTAATGATAAAATAATTACAACAATTCCTTATAGTTTCTTACAAGAAAAAAATATTGATATTAGTTCATGGACAATAAGTGCTAGTATTGAAAATCAATATTATTCTGGTAATAATATACATGATGCTAAATTAACGATACATCCAAAAAATATTTCTTTTAATATAAAATTAGATAATTGTAATTTAATGTATAATACAAATGATCTAAAAATAACAAGTACATTTACATCTTCAGATATTAATGATGTTGAAAATAATATTACAAATGGTTGTATTGAATATATATTTGATAATAATATTATTCAATCAAGAGTATTTTCACCTAATATTCAAAATATGTCTTTAGATAATGTACATATTAACTTTTCACCAGGAACAAACTTTAGATTACCACCATATAATTTTAATCAAACATTTAATCCTATTTATATGACACAAAATACTGCATTTTATACATATAATAGTTTATGTTATGCAGTTGTAGCCACTCAATCACAATTAGTAATATTTAATAATAATAATATAAATAATCCTATTCCACCAAATGTTGTTCCTTCAGGTTTTCCTACTGCAAATACTACAGGTTTAATTGCGGGACAACCTGTATTTTCTTTAACACCTTACATTCCAATTATACCAAAAAGTATTATAGTTGGTAATAATTATGATTTAGATTTAAGTTTTAATAATAATAGAATAATTACAACAATTCCATATAGTTTATTACAACAAAAAGGTATTGATATTAGTTCATGGTCAATAAGTGCGCAAATTATAAATAATTTATATTATACAGGCAATAATTCTACAAATAAAGAAATAATAATATATCCTAAAAATATAAATTTTGATATTAGTGTAAATAATATAACATATAATACTGATGATTTAATTATAGTATCTAGTTTTAATTCTTCAAATATTAATGATTTATGTAATAATATATTAAATGGTAATATTAATTATACTTTTAATAATATAAAAAATATTACAATCGGAATTAATAATGCTGATTTTAATTTTAATTTTAATAATAATCAAATAACAACAACAATTCCATTTGTATTTTTACAAAATAAAGGTATAGATATAAGTTCATGGATGATTGATGCTCATATTACAAATAATAATTATTTTACTGGATATAATTTAACAAATAAAAATTTTATGATATATCCTAAATTACTTTCATTTGATATTAATTCAAATAATAATATAATTGTATATCATAATGATAATTTAGAAATAATATCTACTTTTAATAATATTGAAGAATTAAATAATAATATTTTCAATGGTTATATTATATATACATTTAATAATACACAAGATTTAGTTAATTTAAATGCTATTATAGATATTAGTAATAATTTAATAACAGATATATCTGGAATTAGTTATGATATAAATACATGGTCTCAATTAACAAATTCAATAATATCAGATATATCTAATACAATAATTAATACAAATAATTATTCAATAACATCAACAATATTATATTATGATTTAATAAATTCAAATATAGATATTAGTTTATGGGATATTAATGCTAGTTTAATAAATAATAAATTTTATTATGGTTATACAACAATGAGTTATCCATTATATATTATTCCTAATAATTTATTATTGATCTCTCAAAAATATGTTTTTAATTATTCATCTATATATACAATTAATTGTGATATATCTAATAATTTTGGATTATATGTTGATAATTTATATTTACAAATATTAAATACAGATATATCATTATCAATGGATTTATCTAATAATACATATATAACATCATTTAGTTTAGATGTTGGAACATATGATGTATTATTATATACCAAACAAAGTAAATATTTTAATAGTGCATATTTATTAACAACATTAAATATATTAAAAGAAGAAGGAACTGTTGATTTATCATTTAATAGTATAGATAATACATTTATTTTAGGATCATTAGATCCATTATTATTAACATCTAATAATATCAATATAGAAGTTTTTGATTCAAATAATAATCTATATACACATGTATTTAATCCAGTTAATGATATTATTATAGATAATAATACAGTTAATAATATTATATTTAGAATTAATAATGATCAATTTACAATTGGAAATAATACTATATATTGTTCAATTACAAGTACTAATTATACATATATTTCAAATACTATTTCAATTAATATTTATAAACAAGATATAAGTATGAATTTATTATATTTAGGTGATTCTATAACATATAAAGAAAATAATACATTTCAAGTTAGTACAATTCCTCATGATGGAACTATTATTAATGGATTTATAATATTTATGGAAAATGAAAAATATATTGATACTATAAGATTAGTAAATAATTTAGCATCTATAGATTTATCATTTAATTATGTAGATAATATTAATACAGTTAAAGCATTATTTTTAGAGAATGATAAATTTAATAGTATTGAAGAAAGTTTAAATCTAATAAATATTAATAAAAATCCAAATTTAACTATAGATTTATCATTTAATCCATCAATGTATTTATATGATAGTATGGATATTGAAATTAAATTATCTGATATAAATATAAATACAGGAACATTAAATGGAGGGCATATTCAAGTTTATGATGATTCTACATTATTATTTAATGAAATATCTATAATAGATGGTTTTGCTAATATTAATTTATTATTATTAAAAACAAATTATAATTTAAATATAATATTTACAAATAATAATAATTATTTAGATGTTTCCAAAAATCAACAATTAATAGAAATTAATATGCATGATATAACATATTATTATACTAATTTATCATATTCTTATTTAGATAATACATATAATATGAATATAGAATTAACAGCAAATGCAAATGATTCACAAATACAAAAATTATTAAATTCAGGATATTTTCAAATAACTATTCCAAATAATACATATAATGTAAATTTATCAAATGGAAGTGCTAATATTATATTACCAAATTTAGCAACAAATATAAAATATATAAATAATTTATTTAATAATAATATTTCGATAGATTTTGAAATAATTTGAAATTATTTTTTTATATTTTAGTAGATTTTAATTCTGTATACTTAATTTAATATATATTTTTTATAATAGTTAGTAATAATATTAAATCCTTAATTTTCAACCTCATTATAAATTAAATTAAATTCCCAATATCAATTATAAATTAAATTAAATTATTAAATTAAATTCCCAACATCAATTATAAATTAAATTAAATTAATTTAATTTAATTATATTATCTATCATTATATATATAATGATAGATAATATTAAAAAATCTATTAAAGAAAAAATAAAAGAAAATGACAATATTTTTAAAGATTTATATGAACAAATTAATGAAAAATCAAATGAAAAAAGTATTCTAACTCCATTATTTTATTTATTTAATAAAGATTTACCATATAATTTAAAATCAGATATAACTTATAGAAACAAATTAATTGATAATTTTCAATTAAATTATATTTTTGATTTTAATAAAAATTTACAAAAAGCCAATGATAATGAATATATTTTTAGCGATTCAGATTTATTTAAAGAATATATTTTAAAAATTAATGACAATTTTAAGTCTTATACTGATAGTACAATTAAATATATATTAAATAAATTAATTATACCTAGTGATAAAAATATTCAATATTTTACAGATGAATATAAAGATAATAATTTTTATTCACATTATAATTTATCTACATATGTATTTTTATTATTATCATATAATAGTTCAAATATTGATAATTCTGTAGATAAATATGTTAATGGTATATTAACATTTCATTATACTATGATATATATTTATGCTATGATGTGTGATTATAAAATTTTTAAATTTACACCTCAAGATTATTTTAATCATACATATATATATAATTTATGCCATAAATATAATTTAACTAAAGAAATTATAAATTTTTATGACTCTGATACTTGTATATTAAGATTAAATTCAAGTAATTTTTTATTAAAATATAAAATAGAATTTAGTAATAAAATAAATCAACATGATGAAATTAATACTGATTTTGCATTATTTTTAAATTTAAAGTTAAAAGAAATAATACAAAAAATTAGAAATAAAGAAGTATCTAATGATGATTTAATGATATATTTTGAATCATTAACTAAAGATGTTTTAAGTAAATTTGAAAAAAATAAAGAAATTTTCTCAAATGATAATAACTTTATACATAAAGCATTTACATATAAATTGTTTAAAGATGGTTTTTCATCATCAAATGATACATATACAAATATGATTTTTTATATTAAAAATAATATTAATATATATTTAATATATGCATTAATTTTAAGAGATAATTATAATACTACAAATATTTTTGATATTAATTTATATTCATCAGATATAAATTATTTAATATTTAATAAATATAGTCTATATGTTAGTGATACACGTGCTATAAATAATATATATAATAATATATTTTATAATTTACTTAATTATAAAGAATTAATGGGTATTTATTTTTTTTTTAATAATATAAATCTAGATAATAATGATTATTTAGATGAATCTACCACTTATCATATTTTTAAAAAAAAATTTAATATAACAAATAACAAAAAATTTGATCTTATAATTGAAAATTTAGTTATAATGTTGGTAAATCGTAATATTTTTAAATTTCGTGATACTCATATAGACTTATATAAAAATAATTATAATATATCAAATATTAATGATAATTATATAAATGCATTTAATTTATATTTTTCTATATCTGATATTTATTATTCAGATAATAGAGAAGAAAATATAGAAAAATATAGAGCATTATATCATCATAATAAAAATTTAGCAATTAAATTATTTAGGCAAATATTTATAAAATATATATTTTGGAAGGAAACCGAATTATTATCAGATGTAAGAGCTACAGATTTTCTATATTTATTAACAGATATGAATCTTAAAATAGTTCATAAAATTAATTATAATTTGGATAATAATAATACATCTTATTATCAAATATTTTATGAGGATTTTTATAATACTCTAGTAAATATTAGAGAAAATACAAAAATTATATATACAAATGTAGATTATGAAGAAAAAATTAAACAAATAATAAAAAAAATTACAAAAATAGATCAATATATAAAATCTTCAAAGGATAATTATAGTTTTTTATACTATAATGAGATTAAAGATGTTGAAGAAAAATGGAGAAAAGAAGATTATTGGGATAAAATACTATCTATTGATGAATGGGATACAATTTATGGAGAATTAACTGGTGATTATAGTAATTATGAAAACTTTAATTGGGTTAAAGATCTATTAGATATTGATTTTAATAATTTTATATATGAAAATAATATATATATAAAATATAATATATTAGAAACTGATTATAATTTATTACTAATAATATCTAGATTTGGACTATGTTATGATAATATTAGTGATTTTATGATATTTATAAATAAAAATAATGAAGAATTAAATAATATGATAATAATTACAAGTGATAATATTATATCTTTACCAAAAAAAATAATATTTTTTAAAAATATTAAAGATAATTTTATTAATATAGATGATATTTATATCATGAATAATAAAAAAGAAGAAAATAAATTAATTTTTAAAACAAACTATAATAAATATCCATTTATAAAATTTTTTCCATTTAATTCAATATATCTTCATTATAATAATTTAAAAATTGATATTATAATTAATAAATCATTTAAATCTATATTTGAAAAATCAAATAATAAATATTTATCTAAATTAATTTCATATAACATTGCACCTTCATCTATATTACCATTAAGTAAACATTTTAATGTTGAAGTTTATAAAAATATTTTAGAATATTATAATTCTAAATATATTTTAGATTCTCCAAAAGATTATCATACAAAGTTAAAACAATTTTATTCGAGTAATATTATTTATGATAATTTAAATGATATAATAGAAAATTTAATTTTAATTTTATTACAAAGAATTAAAATTAATGAATATATATATAGAAAATTAAAAGAATATAAAAACACAATAACTTCTTCATTTATAAATAATTTTTTATTGGAATATCGTTTTTGTTCGATGGATAAAATTAATAAATTTGATGAAATTAATATTGAATTAAATAAATTTATTTCTAATATAAATAAAATATTAAAAGATATTAAATTAACAGATAATAATAATTTTAAAACTTTTCTATTAAAAAATTTAGATAAATTCTTATTAATTATGACATGTAATATTATTAAAGATATAATTACTAATTTACAAAAAAAATATAAATATTGTGAAGAAATACAACCAATATTAATATCACTAATAAGCATCCAATATTTTAAAAATCAACTTAGACAAGATAATAAATATTATGTTTATGAACTTTTATTTTTATTACAAAGTCCATATTTCTTAAGAAAAATTCAATTAAAAAAATATAGAGAAATTAGAAATGATATTAAAGACAATATATTAAAATTACATCAATTTATGATGGGTAAAGGCAAAACATCTGTGTTTACACCATTATTAGCTTATTCTATTAAATTATTACATGAAAAAGAACCTACAATAATAACAGCATCACATTTAGTAGATGATACAAAAGAAATTGTTTTATTAAATGCATTATTATATGATATAAAAATAAATGTATTTTCAGATTATAACGCAAAATTAGAATGGATAAATAACATAAATGGATATAAATTATATAGTGAATATAATATAATTGATGAATTTGATTTGCATCATAATTATTTGCAATCAATGTTTAATTATGTGATAGAAGAAAAACCATGTGAAGAAATTGTAGAAAGATTTAATGATATTTTTGATTATGTTTTAAATAAAATAGACACTAAATATACATATAGTCACGATATAAATAATTTAATACCATTTTTAGATTCAGCATATAATCAAACATTAAATATGGAATATAATAAAGATTATGGATTTGATGATGACAATGATTATGTATTATGTGTACCATATATAAGAAAAGATACACCAATCAAAAAATCTAATTTTTCATCTTTATTATTAAAATTAATTTTAACATTTAAAACATATATTAAAACTTATAATTATGAATTACAAAAATCTGATTATAAACAAATTATTTATAAAAATAATATTTTTTTCCAATTATCAAACATAGATCAAAAATTATCCGAATTAATAATGATATATAAAAAAAATAAAAAAATAAATAAAGATGATAAATTAAATAACAATGATACAATTATATCATTTACACAAATTTATAATAATTTAGATAATTCAAATAAAATAAAAATAATTAAAATATATTTAAAAGAAATAAATAGTCAATATATAAAATATACTACAAAACAGAAAAACATATCTTTCCAAGATATAATTTATAATAATTATGAGCAATGGCAAGTTGGTTATACTGGTACTGTATCATTAACTTTAAATAAATATCCTGATTATCAAATAAAATTATTTAGAGAAATAATACATGATCCTGATGAGAGAATTGAAATATTATTATCTTTATATAATAAATGTGATATATTATTATTTGATTCAACTTTAAAACAAGATAAATTAGAAGATAGTATAATAGAAATGATGTATGAATATTTTGATAATAAAGAATATACACCAAGAGGTATAATAGATTTATGTGGTTTATTTATAAATGTAAATAATGAGAATATTGCAAAAAAAATATTTAAAAAATATAATAAAAAAAAGAACATTATATATTTTAAACATGATAGTGCATATAAATTAATTAATAATGATGATATAAAATTTGATGATAAAATAGAAGATAATAATTTTTATTATTATGATCAAGCACATACAGTAGGTTCAGATTTAAAACAACCTCAAACAGGTCATGTATTAATAATAATTAATGAAAAAACAAGATATACAGATTTTGCTCAAGCAATATTTAGATTTAGACAATTAAATAGAGGAACAAAATTATCAATAATATTAGATACAATAAACAATACAAATATAAATTCATCTGATATATTAAAATTATTAGATGATAATGAAACAAAATTTAATGAAAATCAAAAAGATGGATTAAAATTTCAATTATTAAAAACAATGATAAGAAAAGAAACAAGAAATTATGAAGAAATAAATTTAGATCCTGATTTTATGAGAGGAGAAATAGATCAAAAAGAAATAGAAAAAATATTAACAGATAATATTACATATAGTGATAATGATACAAACATAATTCAATTAATAGATTATTTTAAAAATAAATGGGAAATAACAAGAGATTTAATATTTTCAAATAATATGATCCAATCAAATATACAAGCAGATACACAAGCTCAGGCACAAGCTCAGGCACAAGCACAAGCTCAGGCACAAGCTCAAGCTCAGGCACAAGCTCAAACAAAACAAGTAAATCTTAATAGTATTGAAATTAATTCTAATTATAATATTAGATTAATATATCATAAAAATTGTAAAGAATGTAGAGATATGACATCAATAAAATTATTTACAGATAATAATTCAGATAATATTAAAATAAATTCAAAGGATATATATATTAGTTATAATTTATTATTTAAAAATAAAAATCCTATCCAATTATTTGGTTTTGATATTGATATATGTGTTCATTTTAATTTTATTGAATTAACAGATTATTTTTTAATTGAAAGAGAAGATATATGTTCATTATATTATTTTAATTTATTTCCAATATATAATATGAATGGGACATTAAAAAATAATATTAAATATAATGAATATGATAATAATGAGATAATTTTACCACCAATATTAAGTATGACTTTAGGTATTTATTATTATTATGATATTGAACAATCTGAAATTAATCAAATTTTAGATTTATATAAAACAAATAATATATCGAAATATATATCAAATGATGCAATAAATATATTATATATATATTTTAATATATATTATTCAAAAAATAATATACGATCATTAAATATATATCAATTTTTTACAGAAATACAAACATATTTTAAACAAATTAATATAGATGTTGTTAAATTTATAGATAATGTTATAAATAATCCTAATTATTCAAATCATAAAAGTAATATTAATAATCTATTACAAATGTATAATGGTTTAGAAAATTCTGATTTATATATATTAAATAGTAATAATTATAAAAAATATGCTACACTAAATAATATTTTTTTTCATACAGAATATACATAAAATAAATATTTTTTTATTATTTTAATAATTATTTAATTATAATTATTAAAATTAATTATTAATAGATTTCTATAGGTAATGACAAATTATATTTATATTTTAATTCAACATCTTCTTTTAATTTATTATTCTCATATTTTAATTCTTCATTAATAAATTGTAATTTTTCAATTTGTTCTTCTAATATATCATTATCATTATCTAATTGTAATTTAAAATTTTTATTATCAGATTTTAATCTAAAATTTGTATTTTTTAATTCTTCATTTTCTATACTTAATTTAATATATGCAATAAAACAAATAGATATATTTTTAATAATAGTTAATAATGATGATTCATCTAAATTTAAAATATCATATATATCAAATAATAATTTGATATATTTTTTTTCATTTGATGAAATTTGTTTATCAATATTAAATGAAAAATCTTTATAAACTATATTATTAATATAATAATTATCTTCATTAAATGGAAATATATATTTTTTAGATTTATTTATCTCAATTGTAATATTATTTTTATTATATGTTATTTTATTTTGTTGTTTAATCGATTGCATTAATTAATATAGTAAACATATTTTTAAATATGATTAAACAAAATTTATATAAACATTTTTTATTATATTATATAATATTAATTATATAATATTAATTATATAATATTAATTATATAATATTATCTATCATTATATATATAATGATAGATAATATTAAAAAATCTATTAAAGAAAAAATAAAAAAACTAATGGATGAAAATAATAATATTTTTAAAGATATATATGAACAAATAAATAACACATCAAATAAAACTATTTTAACACCATTATTTTATTTATTTGATAAAGATTTAACAAATAATTTATATTCAGATATATCTTATAGAAATAAATTAATTAATAAATTTGAATTAAATGATATTTTTAATATTAGTAAAAATTTACAAAAAGCAAAAAATAATAAAAAAAATTTATCATCATCTCAATTTAAAGAGTATATTAATCTTATTAATAATAAATTTGACTCTTATGATGAAATTACTATTAAATATATGTTAAATAAATTAAAAATTAATATTGATATTGATATCACAAAAATTAATATTAGTGAACTTAATAGTAATAATAATATATTTTATTCACATTATTACTTAGCTACAAATATTTTATTATTATCATTATATGATGAAACACACATTAATAATTCTGTAGAGAAATATGTCAATGATATATTAGAATTTCATTATGGTATGATATATATTTTTGGTATGTTATGTGATTATAAAATATTTGATTTAACATCTCAAGATTATTTTAATCATACATATATATATAATTTATGTTATAAATATAATTTAATTGATGAAATTATAGATTTTTATGAATCAGATACTTGTATTTTAAGATTAAATTCAAGAAATTTTTTATTAAAATATGAAATAATTTTGAATAATAAGATAAATCATGATAATGAAATTAATACTGATTTTGCATTAACTTTAAACTCAAAGTTAAAAGAAATTATATATAAAATTAGAAATTATAAAGTAGACAATGATTATTTAAAAAAATATTTTGAAGAATTAACTACTAATGTTCTTAATAAATTTGAAAAAAATAAAGAAATTTTTTCAAGCGATAATTCATCTAATATCTTTTATAATATGACATATTTAGATGGATCTAAAATAAAATATGTAGATGGATTTTTACCCACAAATAATACATATACAAATATAATTTTTTACATCAAAAATAATATTTATATATATTATATTTATGCATTAATTTTAAAATATTATTATAATAAATCTATAAATAATGATATGAGTTCACGAATTAATATAAATTTATATCCAAAAAGTACAACTTATTTAATATTTAATGTAATAGATAAAGTTTACAATACTTTTAATAATGATAGTTTTAATTATACATTTCTTCATGATAATATACAAAATACATATGATAATATATTTTATAATTTACTTAATTTTAAAGAATTAAAAAGTATTTATATTTTTTTAAATAATTTAAATTCTGATTCGTATAATGAATTTAAGGAAGATTTAAAAGATAAATTAAATATTATAATTGATAATAAAAATTTATGGTTGTTTAGACTTGATAATTATCCAGATGAAGATGCTATATCTCCTAAAAAAAAAGAGACAGATTTATACATAAATTTTTGTAATTTATCAAATATTAATGATGATTATGAAAATGCATTTAAATTATATTATTCAATATCTGATTTGCTTAAGTATAATATATCTTTATATCGAGGATTATATCATTATAATAATAAGTTAGCAATTAAATTATTTAGAAAAATATTTCTCAGAAATATGAAATCAGAAAGTTCTATTGTTAATACTATAAATAATTTATATTTATTAACAGATATGAATTTTATAATAATTAAAAAATTTAATATAAATTATAAAAAAAAAAATTTATTTTCAGATTATTATGTTAATTATTATTCTAATTTATATAATAAATTAGTAAATATTACAGAAAAAACAAAAATTATATATACAAATAAAGATTATGAACCAGAAATTAAAAAAAATATTAGAGATTTTACAAAATTAGATAATAAAATAGTTAATAAGTTAGAAAAAAAAGATAGTTATATGAGTGAAAAATGGAAAAATGATGATTATTGGGATGAAATTTTATCTAGTAATGAATGGAATAGAATTTATGGAACATTAACTGGTGATTATCATAATTATGAAAAATTTAATTGGATTAAAAATGTTTTGGATGTTGATTTTAATAATTTTAAATATAAAACACAAAGATATACAAAATATAATATATTAGAAACAGATTATAATTTATTACTAATAATATCAAGATTTGGACTATGTTATGATAATAATGATAATTTTATGATATTTATAAATAAAAATAATGAAGATTTAAATAATATGATAATAATTACAAGTGATAATTTTATATCTTTGCCAAAAAAAATTATATTTTTTAATAATATAACAAATAATTTAATTGATATTGAAAATATTTATATTATAAATGATAAAAAAGAAAAAAATAAATTAATTTTTAACATAGACTATAATAAATATCCTTATATGAAATTAATACCAATTAATTCAATGTATCTTAATTATGATAATTTTAAGATTGATATTATTATTAATAAATTATTTAATAGATCTATATTTACAGATAATAATTTATATCAAAAAATAGAAGAAAATTTGATTTCATATACAATTGCACCATCATTTATTTTACCATTAAGTAACACTTTTAATGTTAAAAATTATAAGAATATGTTATCATTTTATAATGCTAATAATCTTTTAGTTTCTCCAGAAGATTATCATGATAAATTAAAAGAATTCTTTTCAAGTAATATTATTTATGATAATTTAAATGATATAATAGAAAATTTAATTGGAATTTTATCACAAAGAATTAAAATTAATGAATATATATATAGAAAATTAAAAGAATATAATAATACAATAACTTCTTCATTTATAAATAATTTTTTATTAGAATATCGTTTTTGTTCAATGGATAAAATTAATGAAACTGATGAAATTAATACTGAATTAAATAAATTTAAGAAAGAAATTAATATGATATTAGAAAAAATTAAATTAACAGATAATAATAATTTTAAAACTTTTTTATTACAAAATTTAGATAATTTTTTATTAATTATGACATGTAATATTATTAAAGATATAATAACAAATTTACAAAAAAAATATAAATTTTGTGAAGAAATACAACCAATATTAATATCATTAATAAGTATACAATATTTTAAAAATCAAATTAGACAAGATAAAAAATATTACGTTTATGAACTTTTATTTTTATTACAAAGTCCATATTTTTTAAAAAAAACTCAATTAAAAAAATATAGAGAGATTAGAAATGATATTGGAAATCAATCATTAAAATTACATCAATTTATGATGGGTAAAGGTAAAACATCTGTTTTTACACCATTATTAGCCTATTCTATTAAATTATTACATGATAAACAACCTACAATTATAACAGCATCTCATTTAGTTCAAGATACTAGAGAAATAGTTTCATTAAATGCATTATTATATGATTTAAATGTAAATGTATTTTCAGATTATGATGCAAAATTAGAATGGATTAAAAATATAGGAAAAAAAAAATTATATAATGAATATAATATAATCGATGAGTTTGATTTACATCATAATTATTTACAATCAATGTTTAATTATGTAATAAATGAACAAAAATGTAATGAAATTATAGACAGATTTGATGATATTTTTGATTATGTCATCCATAAAATAAACACTAAATATACATATAGTGATGATATAAATAATTTATTACCATTTTTAGATTTAGCATATAATCAAACATTAAACATGGAATATAATAAAGATTATGGATTTGATGATGACAATGATTATGTATTATGTGTACCATATATAAGAAAAGATACACCAATCAAAAAATCTAATTTTTCATCTTTATTATTAAAATTAATTTTAACATTTAAAACATATATTAAAACTTATAATTATTCATTACAAAAATCAGATTATGAAATAATCATTAATAAAAATATATTATTTAAATTAAATAATATAGATAAAAATTTAGATGAACTACATAAAATATATATTAAAAATAAAAAATTAAATAAATTAAATAAAAATGATATAATTAAATCATTTACAAATATTTATGATGATTTTAATTATTCAAATAAAATAAAAATAATTAAAATATATCTTAAAAATATTAATATTGAATATATTAAATATACTACAGAACAGACAAATATATCTTTTCAAGATATAATTTATAATAATTATGAACAATGGCAAGTTGGTTATACTGGTACTGTATCATTAAATTTAAATAAATATTCTGATAATGAAAAATATTTATATAGAGAAATAATATATGATCCTGATGAGAGAATTGAAATATTATTATCTTTATATAATAAATGTGATATATTATTATTTGATTCAACTTTAAAACAAGATAAATTAGAAGATAGTATAATAGAAATGATGTATGAATATTTTAATAATAAAAAATATACAGCAAGAGGTATAATAGATTTATGTGGTTTATTTATAAATGTAGATAATGAGAATATTGCAAAAAAAATATTTAAAAAATATAATAAAAAAAAGAATATTATATATTTTAAAAATGATAATGCATATAAATTATTTAATAATGATAATATAAAATTTGATAATAAAATAGAAGATAATAATTTTTATTATTATGATCAAGCACATACAGTAGGTTCAGATTTAAAACAACCCCAAACAGGACATGTATTAATAATAATAAATGAAAAGACAAGATATACAGATTTTGCACAGGCAATATTTAGATTTAGACAATTAAATAGAGGAACAAAATTATCAATAATATTAGATACAATCAAAAATACAAATATAGATTCTTCTGGGATATTAAAATTATTAGATGATAATGAGAAAATATTTAATGAAAATCAAAAAAATGGATTAAATTTGCAGTTATTAAAAACGATGGTAAGAAAAGAAACTAAAAATTATAAAGAAACAAATTTAGAACCTGATTTTATGAGAGGAGAAATAAATAAAGAAGAAATAGAAAAAATATTAAATAATAATATATTTAGTAATTATATTGATAAAAGTAATAGTAAAATAGATGAATTAAAAGAATATTTTATAATAAACTGGGAAATAACAAGAGATTTAATATTTTCAAATAATATGATCCAATCAAACACACAAGCTCAAGCACAAGCACAAGCTCAAGCACAAGCTCAAGCACAAGCACAAGCTCAAGCACAAGCTCAAGCACAAGCTCAAGCACAAGCACAAGCTCAAGCACAAGCTCAAGCACAAGCACAAGCTCAAGCACAAGCTCAAGCACAAGCACAAACTAGAATATTTCAACATAGTATAAAATACTATCCTTTCTATATTAGATTAATTATTCATAAAAATTGTGAAGAATGTAAAACCCAAATATGTGTAAAATTTTTTAAAAATAATTTAGAAAATATAAAAATTAATTCAAAAGATATATATATTAGTTATAATTTATTATTAAATAATACTAAAAAAGAATTAAAAATGTTTAATTTTAATATTAATGCATCTGTTCATATTAATTTTGTTGAATTTGAAGATTATTTTTTAATTGAAAGAGAAGATTTATGTTCATTATATTATTTTAATTTATTACCAATATATAATATGAACGGAACATTAAAAAATAATATCAGATATAAAAAAAGTAATGTTGAAATAATTTTACCTCCAATTTTAAGTATGACATTAGGTATTTCTCATTATTATTATATAAAACAAGATAATATTGATGAAATTTTAAAAATATATGAAAATAATAAAATATTAGATTATATTTCTGATGATGCTATTAATATATTATATATATATTTTAATATATATTATTTAAATTTTAATGATAATTATTTTATTAATATATATAATTTTTATCCAAATATAATAGAATATTTTAATAATATTAAAATTAATCAATCAAAATTTATGTATAATATCAGCTATAAAAATCAATATAGTTTGACACATAAAGGTAATATGTTAAAAATGTATAATGGCTTAGATAAAACAAATACATATATTTTAAATAATAGTAAGTATGATAAATATGCAAAATATAATAATATATTATTTACTGATGATTTATATACCTAGAAATTGACTTGCAGCATTAATAAAAGAAATTTTGTCATCATTTGTAAGATTATATTCCATATCAAATTTTTTAATTATATTAATTTTATTATCTTTTGAATTTTCTATTTTATGAGATTTTAAAATATTTAAAATATTAGTAATATCATTCGTATATTGGGAAACACTATGATTTTTAAAATATTCATTAAGATTAAATTCATCTTTTTTACTATATAGATATGTTACTACATTTTCATTTGATGTATTAACCTCATTTTGTTTTGATGTATTAGTAATATTTTCTTCTATATCAAATATAATATTATTAATAATATTAAGAATTTTAGTAATTATTTTATTATTTGTAACTATTTCTAGATCATATGTATTATTTTTAATATATAATCCTGTATTAATAATTTCTTGTTTAATTTTTTTTATTAATTCACATTTTTCTATATCATTTTTATCTTTAATTTCTATTGTTAAATTAATAATTTTAATTAATACATTAATATCTGTATTTGGATTTTTTTGTTCTAATAAAGATTTAATATTAATTAAATCTTCAATTGTAGTTATATTATTATTATCTAAAATTTGTTTATTTATTTCTTCATTGGACATATATATATATATATAAGAAAAAAATTTATACTGTATTATAAATTTTTAAGTAATGATTCATTAACTTTAACAACATTTTTATGAGTTATACCTTTACAATGTTGTTGATGATATAATTCTGAAATAAATACATAATCACAATCATTACAATAAAATTTATGTTTTGAACGCTCTTCTTTTGATGAATGTGCAGATAAATTATGTATTTTTAATGTAAAATGGTTTGAAAATGTTTTATTACAAATTTCACATGTTTTTTCTTTTTTTTGACCATCTCTATTATGTTTAGATGTTTCAATATGCTTTAACCATTGTGCAGAACCTTTTGCTTGAAAATTACATTTTTTACAAAATAATTTAGGTTGATCAGTATCTGTCATTATAATATATACATAGATTATAATTTTTAAATATAATTAATTTTATTTTATAAATAATAAAATTAATTATAAAAATATAATATAAAATATATAATTTATAATAATTTATTTATTAACTATATATTTTTTAACTAAATATTTTATTAAATACAAAAAAATCAAATAAACTGTATTTAAAAAAAATATTAGATTAAATATGTTCTATTTTTATTAATTCACTAACTCAAATAATAATTTTTATTTGTAGATAAAAATATATTAATATATTAATTATAAAAATAAATATATTAATTAGAAACTGTAGATAGAATAGGAGCACGTGGATTATAAAAATTGAATTTAATAATTATTATATTAAATAGTTATTAAATAATAAATGCAAGTATATAAATTTAATAATTTAGAAAATGGTGATATATTACTTGAAAAAATAATAATAAATTTAAATGACTTTTTTATTGAAAATAAAAAAGATGGAAATATATTATTATCTACAAATATTAATATTTATGATATTGAAAATATAAAAAAATATGAATTTAAAAATTCTAAAATAATTGAATGTTTTTTTAATGATATTAAATATAAAAATAAACTAAAATATAGATCAGTTTTAGAATATATTTATAAGCAAATAAATTGTGGAAGTAATATAATTAAAAACACATTATTAAATATAAAAACAATTCAAAAATTAAATGAAGGATATTATTATATTGAAGATTTAGGTATATCTATTCAAGGTGTAGATAATAATAAATGCATAAATGAAATTCTTCATCAATGTATTATCAATAATATTAAAATTAAATTAAAAATTAAAACTATTGATAATCATATAATTAATATTAATATATAATTTTAATAATTTTTATAAAAAATCTATTGTTTTATAATATTTAGGTTTTCTATCTAATCTTAAATGAAAATAATATTCTCCTAATCCATGTGTACTAACATATATATTATCATTTGTTTTTAATATATTTTCAATTTCAATTGCAACTCTTTTCTAAAATTCTTTTTGTTGTTTTATTGATGCATTATCACAAAAATCTTTAATTGTAGTAAAATCTTTATTTTCTCTTGGAATTGGAATTATTAATAATGAATCACTAGATAAATTTTTAAATGATACAACATTTTCATCTATTGACTCATTTATATAATCTATAAATGAACTATAATTTTGTAATATTATTTCTAGATTATCATTTTCTATAAATTTCTCTTCATATTCATTAGTCATATTTTTATTACAAACATGTATTTCAAAAAAAAATCTCTTATTAATAGTATTTGGATAAGTTTGATATTCACCATTTTTCCAAAGATTTATTTTATCTTTCCATAACATAATAATATTTATTTATATTTTTTTTCTTAAATATGAATAAATATTATAATACTTCAATATCAATATATTCATATAAATCTTTTGTTGAATATATTTTTCTCTCACTACATTCATCTAATAAAAAATATTTTGAATATTTATTAGAATCATTAAATAATAATTTATTATAAGAATAAATATTATTCAAATTACACGAACCTTGTTCATAATTACATAATTTATTATTTGATATTTGTAATGTAATATCATTCATTTCATTACATTTTTGTTCAGGATCTATTTCTAAATTATCTGTACAAAAATTTTCATTATAATCTGTAGGTTTTTTAAATTCATCATTATCTAGTATTTCTTTATTATCACCATCTCCAAAAGCAATACATAATATATCATTAATTCTAAAATTAAATCGTGGTACTTTATTAGAACCAATATTTAGAAATTCTGGGAATAATTCTTTTAGTATTTTAATAGCAGTTCTAATATTATTTCTATTATTTTCTGTATTTTCTTCTACATATACATAAAAAACAATATTAGCTTGATTTACTGATTCATATTTATATCTTTTACCATTAAATAAATATGTAAATCCATCTGTTTTATTAATTTTTTCTTTATTTAGATGTATAGCTGGATATACATTTAATAAATCAGATAAAATTGTAAAATCACAAAATCTTGTTAATACTTTGAATGCATTAAATAAATAAATATCTGAATCATTAATTTTGAATAATGGTATATTTTTAATTATTTTTTCTAAAACCCAAAAAATATATTCTATTTTAATAGTCAAATGAATCTTAAATATATTTAACTTAAATCTTGGATTACTTCTATCATTTAAATATACAAAAATTTGATCAATATTCATATTATAAAAAAAAATTTTATCATCTATAGATCTTGGAAGAGATAGTTGTGTAAATATATTTTTATCATTAATTATATTAAAATCATAAAATGTTTTATAATAAACAGATTTCATCCATAAAGTATAAATTGATCTAAATATATTAGATAATCTTTTACTAAATATATTTTCAAATATATTCATAGTTTTTCCAAATATATTAAATTTTGATATAAATGTATATGGTTGATTAGGATCATAATTTTCTAATAATGGGATTATTATTTTATGACATTTAGTAAATATATTTATTATATCTTTTAAATCTGGTTCATGATGTATAACTATTGCAAATGTTGACATTTTTGCATCTGAATATTTCATATCATCTGGTAATTTTTTATAAAATAATGCTTTACTACAATTAACAGTAAATATAAATTCAGTATCATTGTCTAATATTCTTGAATATTTTGTATGAATCATTTCATATTTACCATCATATTCCGGTTTAAAATTTATTGAAGGCATATCATCTTTATATAAAACATATTCATTTGGACTTATTATTCTATCTAAATTAATAATTTCTTCTTTTTGTTCTATATATCTCATTTTATATTTAATATATTTATTCATTATAATATATATTTATAAAAAAAATTAAATTATTTAATATCTACTAAACTATATTTATTAGAATCTTTTGTTAAAGTTCTACCAATTGTTTGAATAATTGGTGGATAATTAGTATTTTCAACATAAGATTCAAAAATATAATTTTTTTTATCATCACTTAAAGTTCGACCCATTGTTTGAATAATGGGTGGATAATTTGTATTTTCAAATTTAGATTCAAAAATATAATTTTTTTTATCATCACTTAAAGTTCTACCAATTGTTTGAACAATTGGTGGATATTTTGTATTATACGTGTTAACAATATGAAGAGGTGAAGAAGAAAATAATGTTTCAGAATCATCATCTATTTTTTTATTATTTTGTTTTGAAAATATTTTATTATATTCATTAAATCTAGTATTCCATAGATCACAAATATTTAATGTTTCAGATAATTCAAAGATACTTTTGTTTGACATTTTTATAAATATAACAATATTTATACAAATAATTAAAAAATCAATTTTTTAGAACCTTATTTAGATATAGATTTTTTAGATATAGATTTTTTAGATATAGATTTTTTAGATATAGATTTTTTAGATATAGATTTTTTAGATATAGATTTTTTAGATATAGATTTTTTAGATATAGATTTTTTAGATATAGATTTTTTAGA